GGACACCGGGGACTCTGTCTCTTGGGACAATCGGAGGACTGATGTCAAGGTAAGCGCGAAGCACAAGGTCAGCAAGATCAGGACGAGATACTGGAAGATTTGCTCGCGCACGGGGGCCGATTCGGTGGAGCTCTGTGAAGAGGGCGTGGACGGTAGGGATTCGGCCGAGGTATGTGTCGTTTGAGACATATCGGCGTCTACGTTGTCGTAAAGCTCTAGCACGAGAAGGATAGCGATCCGCCATTAGACTTGAATTATGTTATAACGATCTTCAGAGAGCTTTGTCATGTCAGGCGCCTCATTCATGAAAACAAAGAGATGGCACTTTTTCAATCGCTTCACGCGGCTTTGATATTTGGGAGAAAACAGGAAGCCGTTCTTTACTTCCTCCAAAAAGTCGTACTGGATGTACTCTCCCTGCTTCGACCTCGGGGCGTCCACAAAATAGACACGCATCGTCGGGTCCAGGCAAAAAGCCATGTCCGCTTTCTTCCCAGGTACAACTACCTGAGCATCATCATGTTTCGAGCAATACCAGTGAGCAAACCAAGTCTTTCCAGAGTTCCCAACAGAGTCAACAACAAAATGGATCGTACGGTCATCGGGCTCGGAGTCAAGAATAGCCTTTGCTTGCGTCTGCCAATCACGCAACTCATGATCCTGAACCTCCTTCATGGGCTCATGATCCTTCACGAAATCATGGACAAAGTTGGGATAGCGAGCACAAACGTTGCTGTGAATCTCACGAAGAACCTTCATGTCATAGCATCCTTCCTTCACAGAGTCTTTGAAACGGTCAAGCTCCGATCGCTTCCCGTCGTTGTAAACCATCTCGCCGTACTCCTCGTATTCACCGTCCTTCTTGCAATACTCAACAGCGGCAGGGAGGTTGCGAGCAATCTCAACATGAGGGTTGCCAGTTAAGAATTCTTTGGTCTGGTGCATGGACTTTCGATGAGAGAAGCTGATAAACCCCTGCAAATGAGGAGTGCCAGCGTCACCAACCTCTCGGCCATAGACAAGATATTTAACCCCTCCACGAGCAAAGTGCGCAGCATAGACAACCAGTCGTTCAGCGTCATAGTTGTTCAACGTAAAGCACCAGTTCTTGGCTTTCGACATGCTTGGAGTTACGACTTGTGTGGTCGTCGTCGACCCCGCTCACGCGGGGATCTCCTCCTCCAATTTCGACTTGAGTACAAACATCGCGTGTCTCGAACACAAAAGAATTCGCAGTCGTGTATGGAACACTAAAGAACACACGTTTGGGAACACTAAAGAACTAATGAAGATACGCTTTATGGAATCTACGGGACCGTGGGTTCCACGGTCCTCTCACTTTTTTCGTCTTGGCAGCGCCAATACCGATGAAAGCGTCAAACGCTTGGGACTGACGGTAGTTAGTGAACCCTCGACGGCCCTTCCTTGCAAGAAGCATAGCTCCATCAACTCCGACCTTACGCTTTGGGAATGTCATATCCGACACTACTGCAGCGCCCCGAGAATGTCCTAGAACCGCATCAACATCGTTCCGCATTGCAACGGAATCGAGATAGGATGCATGCTTTCGCCTTGCTCGTAGAGAGAGCTCTTGAGCAGCAGATAAACCGAAGACGCCGGCGACGCCGCGAGGAAGGGCTTCAACAGCATTTGAGAGCCATTCGCGCCCGTACCCTTTCAGATTAGTGCCACGAACGTACATCTCGTTCTTACGCGAGATGGGGTTCTTACGGATAGCGTATCCCTTACTATTAGCATATGCAGAGTTAAAACCTTTTTCTAACTGATAGTCAGCGAACTTGGAACCATAGGTGACAGCTTCCTGTCCACGAACGGGACCATACCCAGATAACCAATCGTAGTTGCGTTGATAAGCATTGGTGAGAGTTTGAGCTCTCTTCTTCTGCGTTTCAAAAGACATTAGCCTGAAACAGCAGTTTGATACATCCGAGCTTTTATGACTTTGCCAGCTCGGGTGTTTTCACCATTCTCAACACGACTTTCGCGGACCGAATCAAACTTGCGCTTGTTTCCTTGGCACTCAGAATGGTAACGGGTCATGAAGGACCCTTCGTCGTAAACAACCTCCTGATTGCACACGACGTGAAGCATGAGCCTAGTAGGCGATGCAGAACCAGCACGGCCGTGGACACGGATAAAGACCATGTCATAATTCTCATTGTCAAGATTGGGACCAGCAAAGGTGGTGCTGGTTAGCTCTCGTGGGAGAATGTTAAAGTCGTGGTCATTGCCTTGAGGCATAAGATGAAACAAGTACTTGTGAATGTCACGGAGCTTCCCAGTACAATAGGTGGGGTGCTCAACAAGGTTCTGGGATGTCATAGCCGGCAGAGTGCCAGGTGTGCTCGCTCCAATAAATTGGCCTTCGCCTGTTTCGGTTGTACCTTGGACATTCCCAAAGCCAGAATCATCTGAACCCTGAACGCGGATGGCTTCAAACCATCCGTCGTTCTCATCAGAATTGTTGATGAGGGTAATCTTCAAAGCTTGAGAGACAATACGCCATTTGTGGATAGGCGCGGATATTTGTCCTCCGGGCAAATCTGGATCCCATCGGCCATGGTCGTTATAGGGCATGGACCGAGTGTTTCCTTCCGTTGAGGTCTCGGTTGAATCGATGATGCAGCCGCATCCAAGACCAGGGTAGAGTAGAATATCAATAGGGCCAGTAGCGTCATTGGCTACTTCTTTCACAGCTTGTAAACGTAAACCGGTGGAGGCATAAGTTTTGCCATCAGGGATCTTTGGATTGGTCGTAGCCGTAGAAAACGGGTTGTGATAAACAGCTGAACAGGCCGAAAAGTGGCTCTTGCCGACGCGACCAGCGCTCACAAAACCACGCCGATACGCGCCTCGCCTATACCGACCAGTACGACGACGTGAATACGTTCGTCTACCTGGAATCAAACGGCGTGAGTAATAGGCCATGGTGAAATATTATGAATATTACCAATATGTGTCTTCCGACAGTGACAGCGAGTGCGGAGACGAGATGTCTAAAACACGGACTGGAACGGAGCTAGGTCCGCCATTGCCAGGTGGTCCAACTGACGATGGTGGGACACCGGACACAGACAATGAAACATATAACGGGTACAACCCACCGGGTAACTTGAGGGGTTACACAACACCCAACGCACCGCGAGGATCTGACAGCAGCGATCCTTTGGTAACACCGTATTTAACGGCAGGTGGTAGGCGTAACTTAAGGGCCGACACGATAGCAGGGGTACCATCAGTAACAAGTCATGCTCCGGCAGGAATTGGATGGATTACTTCAGCACAGTGGGCAGCAGCGACATGGGACGGAACTCCTTATGATGTGACGGGAAAATCAAAAGCCCAGATATGCAACTGGGTGTTCCCAACATCAAACACAATGAGGGGCTTACGTCAATTATATGAAGCAGCACCACCGTTCGCAAACCCAGTATTGCCAACGGCAAGTGAAATTGACTTGTGGAACGTCAAAGTGGTGAACCACTTTAGAGCATTGTTCGGAATACCTCCAATACAACCATCGCTAAGACTTTATGCAGAAGCACAATGGTCAACAGAAAGGCGATGGACAAACAAGTGGAACTCATACGCGGGAAACGGAACACTCCCCTACGGGCCGTGTCCAAACACAAACCCGCACTGCGGGGCAACTTTCTTACCCGTTCCAGCCGATCAATTGGGGAACACCCAGTACTTTGGAGACGCGCTGCTGCCCAGAACAACAGTACGTGAATCTACTAACGAGGCACTCGGGGGGGTCAACACTAACATTCCATGGAGTATCAAGTTGGCCAGAGCCCTCGCAGTCTTCCTCTGCTACGAGGGACTTGTTGGGCACACAGGACCCTTCTTACGAAGACAAAAGATCGGTATGACGTTCCACGACATCGGAGATGGGACAACACAGATAAGGTTCAAGTTCGGAGGAACTTATACTGCATTCGCAGGTAGTTAATTTAACGTGGAGGTTAAAGTATAATTTTTTAAGAGTGGGCTAGAGAGTGGGGAGGACTAGCCCAGGGTGGCTGTAATACTGTATTTAGCCACCCTGGGCCTCGAGTAGGGTTAAGGTTCGTACACTTCGTACATACTGAAATCTGGTGTCGGACTAAAAGATAAGATGGAGGGGTACCCCATTACCCCGGAGGACACGGCGGAACCTCGTACGGACACCGGGGACTCTGTCTCTTGGGACAATCGGAGGACTGATGTCAAGGTAAGCGCGAAGCACAAGGTCAGCAAGATCAGGACGAGATACTGGAAGATTTGCTCGCGCACGGGGGCCGAT